TGAAGCGCGGCGCGATAATTTTTGCGTTTGAAGCGCGATAAGTGTCTCGTGATTTTGTTGCAGCGGGCGTAAAGAAATTACAGAATTTGCACGTGGATGTGTGCCACAGACGCGAGAAGGCCACCTGTAGGTGGCCTTGTTTGATTGGCCGATTGGCTCTCAGGTATCCAATCCGCTGGCCAGTTCGTTCAGGTTGACTTCACCCGTGGCGATGGCACGCAGTTCTTCGTCGGGCAGGCAGTCCAGGAATCGGGTGGTGCGGCCTTAGCCAACCTTGCAGCTCTGTTGTTCTGCGGTGGTGGTTGTGGTTAACGCGAGCTGCCGCAAAGTTATCCACGGTCTAGGCTAACTAGTTATCCACAGACTGTCTATATCCCGCTTTGACTAACGGCAAGGCTTGCTGTTCTGGGGTGCTTATATCAGCGGAATGATCCGCCAGGCGCTTACGTGCCACATCCGCGTAATGGGCGGTTATTTCGCAACCCAGGTACCTGTAGCCTTCGAGTTTAGCCGCAAGTAGTGTGGAGCCAGAACCGGCGAACGGATCCAGAATGATACCGCCAGGCTCGCAGATCTTGACCAACTGGCGCATAAGGGCTGAGGGTTTTCCAGTCAGGTGGTGTTTGTCGGCCTGGCGCACAGACTCTCGGATAGCGCCTGGGATGATCGGAGCGTTGCGTGTCAAAGGTAAATCACCCTTACTGCCCCATACGATGTATTCGCACTGTGCGCGGGGTCTGCCTCTTTGGGGACGTACACATTCGGTTTTATCCCACACCATGATGCCCCTCCAGGTGAATCCTGCACATTGCACGGCATCTGTGGTCAGTGGCAGTTGCCGCCAGTCGCTGAATACGCATATGGGCGCACCGTCTTTCAGGATGCGTTGGCATTGGGATAGCCACATGGTCATCCAAGCAAGGTGTGAGCGCTGATCGCGCGCATCGCCCACAAAGCCCATGCGTTGTAAGGCTTGGTCGCGTTGTTGATATTTTACGGATGGTGCTGCTTGACGGCTGCCCATGTGCAGGCCGCCGCTGGCATAGGGCGGATCAGTGATAAGCGCGTCTACGCTGGACTCGGGCAGATTTTGCAGCCAGGTCAGCGCGTCACCGTGGTGCAGGTATTGATTCATAGTGTGCATTTGATTGAGTATTTACGCTGCTTCTTCATTCATCAGAATTTCTAGCCAGTCATAACATCCTTGAAGGCATCAAGGATCTTGAGGGATTCAATGACGTTTTCCATTTCTTCGGCATCAACATTGCAGCTATCCAACAAATCAGCAATACGTTGGTATGACTCAAGCTCGCCGAGCAGTCGTTCAAAGCGGTTCAGCAGTTCACGTTCCAGTGCTGTGCTGGTAGATGGGTGTAGCTCCGCATGGACAGCAGCAAGCAGTTGTTTGTCATCCATGGAGCGCAGTTGGGATTCAGCAAGCATTGCGGGCGGGCACATGACTAGCTTTTGTGGCACAGTCAAAACTGCGTTGCAGGTTGACGGCACGCGAATTGATCAGCGCATGCAGCAAGCTTGGGCTGATGCGCCATGCCTCGTTAAAGCCCAGGCAAGCGGCGCAGAATTCGCTACAAAACCACCGTCTGCGACTGGCGCGGTTGTAGAACACAAAGCCCAGTACCCCGCGCCAGTCGTAGGATTTACCGGCATGGCGGATGTAGAACGCCAGCACGTCATCGGGCGACATCTCCACGGGCAGTAAATCCCATTTGTCGCTGTGCAGTGGCATGATTTTGTCGCGCACACCTCCGTCCCGAAATGAAGCGGAGTAACACAGGAATTGGTTATCGTCGTGCTTCACGGCAATCTCGCAGTGCGAGTATTTGCCGCGTGTGACGCGCCGGGTGATCCAGTCTCCTGCGCGGGCCAGGCTAAACCATTTCTTGGCGCGACCACGATAGAACGCTACGCAGACCGTAGCGGGTTTATGGTTGGTGCCGGTATTCATGACGCGGGCCAGCCGTCGGTAAAGTCGTAATCCTGCACGGCCTGCGCACTCTCCAGAGCTTCTAGCGCGTCGATATGTGCCTGGGCGGCGGCAAAGAGCGCCATGTCGTGCGCCAATGTCACCGGCTCAAATTGCAGGGCAATGTCATTCGTCATGGTCACGAGCCCTGCGTTTTTGGTCATCCATTGCAGGCCTGGTGGAATCGCGTTCGCCGCCGCCAGCTTGGCCAGGCCCATTTGCTGAATGCGGCTCTTGGGATCGGAATGGTAGTGCTTGCCGTCAATCACAATGTGATCTTCGGTCAGTGCGTCGCGGTGCTGGCGGATGGCAGCGGCCTTGGTGGCCTTGACTTCGGCCAGCGGCGGTTGCAACAGGGTTTGTGCGGTTTGTGCATCAAAGCCCAGCTCAAGCAGCACGTTCATATTTGCGGGCACGTTGACCAATTCATGTCCGGCGGGGGTGGTCAGATTTTTGATGATCTGCATGGTGGTGGCCTTTTAGTTCACGGCATAAGGAAAGGCGGCATACGGCGCCATGAAATCGTCGTACTCATCGCCCAGAAACGGATCGTCCTTGTGGTAGGACTTGACCATCCAGCGCCCACTTTCTTGCCCATTGGCTGTGCTGCGAACCTCGGAATAAATTTCCACTGGAGTATCCAGTTTGGAGTGCGACAGGAGCATGATCTGGTTGCTCAGCACGGTATAGGTCAGCCCGCCGCGCAGGTACACTCCGCTTCGCATGGGGCAAGTGGTGGAGTTGGCCCACGATGCCAGGGAGTAGCCTGGCACTGCCTCTACGCTGTGGCATTTCATGGCAAAACCCAGTTTACGTACCGTTTTGCGGTAGGTTTGCGACAGCCGTTTCATATGCAGGAAACACGCATCGCCCGACCAGAGGTGGGCCACCTGCTCCAGTTCCATCAGCAATCCCGCTACGTGTATGCCGCCTGTTCCAAATGGATCAAGCTCTCTGTCGCGCGCATAGTTGCGTGTAATGCTGATGGTCAGTACGCCGTCATCATTGCTCAAGTGGAACCACCACACAGGGTAATAGCGATCCGTAGACAAACCGGTTAAATCAATGGTGGATAGATACCGTGGCTCGGCGGCAATAGAAGGCGGGGTCAGCGCGTTTTTCCATGCATTCAGTTCCCTAATCTCGGTGTCAACGGTGTTGTTGATTTCGCTGCGGTGGTTGATGACCGCTTGCGTCAGGTTATTGCTGGCTGTGACCAGCGCGGCAATTTCAGATGGATTGCTCATGGGTTGGCTCCACAAAAGTTACGATTGGGCAGGCAGGCGGTATTCGTGCTCGATCTGGCGCTGCATGGTTTGAATCTGGGTTGCGGCAAGTGTGATCAGCGATTGGTGCAACAGCGCGTATCGGTCATCCACATGCGCACGCGTAGCCAGCACGATGCTCGGGTCTACCTGCAAGGTCACACTGGCGGTGTTGGTGACCTCAAAAATCATGCGCAGGTACAGCATTTTGTTGGCACCGTCGGCCAGTACCGGTTTGAAGGTGGGCGGGTATTTGGCGATGGCGTAGAGTACGCCGGTGTCCGAGAACAGGCCCACTTCGCGTATCCACCAACCACCTACATCGTCGGGCAGCACGGCCTCGGCCACGAGCCAAGTGGGGTTATCCGGATGTACCGACAGGGTGTTCAGGTTGCCGCGCCAGCGCTCGCCGGCCAGCGTGGTTTGAGTACCGCTGGGGGCAAAATTTTCGCCATTGACGCCGCCGTCGCCCACGGCCATCTGGGTCAGTTTGACGGGGACGTTGCTGGCCTTGGCCTGCACTTCCAGTGCGCGGCCTGCGTTGGTGACAAGTGTGTAGTATTCGTTTGCCATGATGCATCCAGTTCAGTGGGCGGGTGGGAAAACGCAGACCTGTTCGACGGCCCAAAAGCCAGCGGCCAGATACTTTGATCCGGTCTGCGCAAGTTCGGTTAGCGTCCAGGGCCAGACCGTGAGGGTTTCACCGGCGCACAGAGCGCTGGCGATGATGGGTACCGGCGAGCGCACGGTCAGGTTCAGCGCAATCGTCTCAAGGTGGCTGCGCACGTTTTTGTATTGGGTGACCAGCTCCAGCAGGCGCTGCACATCCTGACTACCCATGCCACGCCCGGACAGATCAATGTCGATGCGAAAGTGATAGGGGGTTCCGCCATACTCGAACCATTCCGAGACTACGCCACGCATGCCTAGTGTTACCAGCACTTGTTTCATTGCCCAGCGCGTGCCCTTGAGCCGATGCATGGCGATGGATTCTTTGATGAGTCTGCGCTGCTGCTCGGGCGTTTCGGCCAGGTTCCAGCCTTCGATGCCCATGACGTGGAACTGCTCGGCCAGTGGCAGCAACGCGACTTCGGGCGCGGTATCGACCAGATACAGCAAGATTTTGGCGAGCGGCAGCTTCTCGTGCTGCTCCCATAGCAGCTCGCACAAATTCGCAAACCGCTCGTCGGATGCAAGCGCAGGCGGCAGAGTGGATAGAAACGGCGGTTTATCCATTGACCGCTCCGGCGTCAGAAAGCGTCACGCTCGTGCAGCGACCCCATTGGTTCGTTTCCAGCACTTGCAGCGCGGGAGAAGTCACCTGCACCCGATAAACGCCTGGCACGTGCAGCACTGCCGAGATTTGTTCTGGCACCAGATCGACGCCTAATGAACGCTGACGCACATCCAGCCAGGCGTTGAGCGCATCGTGCGCACGGCTCATGGCATCTACACGGTCAGCACTGGCGTAAAAGGTGAGCGTGGCCGCTATCGTGTAATCGACGACCTCGGGGCTGCGCACGGACACTGTGTCGGTCAGCGGCCGTACCTTCTCATCCGATACGGCCGCAAGCACGGTAGCCAGCAGCGTATCGGACGGCAAGCCATCTTCGACCAACGGATACAGCGTCACGTGGCCGGGCGCTTCTCCTTCGGCAGGGCCAAAGACCGCCACGTCCACGATGGATTGATGCGCACTCATCGCATGATGCCGGTATGCGCCGTAGCTGCCCGCGTTTGTATACGCCTCGGGCGCGGAAATGATGCGCTCGCGGTAGCGTTCGTCGGCCTCCACATCGGCACCACCGCTACTAATGTTCACGTTGCTGGCCGTCACGGGCAGTCCCGATTGCAGCGCGGCAATCTGACCGGGCAACCAGCCGTTGCCGTTACTGCCTGGTTCGGTGCAGGTGGCGGTGACAGTCGCGGGGTTGCTGCCAATGTCCACGGTTTCTGTCGTCGCAAAGCTGACGCGTCCGTCAGTGCTGGCAACGACAGTTCCAGCAGGCATAGTCACGGGAGGATTGGTGGGATTGTTCGCACTAAAAGCAATGGCCACTTGTGCACTGGCCGCTGCCAGCCGTGGCGTACCCACTAACTCGCCCAGATAGTCCAGAAACACGCCGCTGGATGTGCGCACCAGCATCTTCTCGGCGGTGGCCTGTACCGCTGCCAGCCCCAGGGTATGCAGATAGGCCATGACATCGATAAAGAGCCGCTCGACCTGCGCCGGATATAAGGTTTTGAACGCGACCAATTCAGCTTCTATCGCAGCCGGGTCGATACGCACGAACTCGGGAGCTGGCAGCGTGCTCATACACCCACCTGCGTTTGTCGCAACACGCCGTCGGCTGCCCGCCATGCGATGCGAATGGTGACGTGTTCGGGCTGCGCGTTGGCTTCAACACTGACTCGCTCGATGCGCATACGCGGCTCCCAACGATTCAGGGCTGCGATGATTTCGCGCACGATGTGGGGACGCGCGCGGTCAATCGGCCAGTCGATATAGTCGTGAATACGGCAGCCGAATTGCGGGCGGTGCGCGTCAGAACCAAGGGGAGTTGTCAGAATGATGCGGATGGCCTGATCGATATCTGCCACGCCGGTGACCAATTCACCAGCAGCACCCAGGGCGGGTTGCCAGTGTACGGCGTTGGTCGGGGCGGGAAAGATCGGCGCTTGCATCATGCCGATATGGTGCAAGTTCGCGTTCACGCTGTCTTTTAAAGCCGTTTAAAAAAGCATCAGTGACTATGGTGATTGCTATTGCCGCCGTCGTCCGTGACGGATCCGGTGGCGTGAATGTTGCCGTTGACATGCACATCGCCGTTACACGTCATCTGCGGGGTATTGAGCGTGACGGCATCGGCCTTGACTGTCACTTGTTTGGCGATGACTGTGACGCTGGCAGGCCCATCAATCAGCATCGCATGGCTGGCCTGGTTATACGTGACCGTAGTGCCGTCCGCAAAACGCACGTAATCGGTATCGGGGTCCGTCACAGGCGGCGGATTGCCCGCGTGGTACACGCCGCCCCTGATGGTGCCGCCTGCGCCGTCGGCATCAAGCAGCACAGTCACTTGCTCGCCTATCGCAGGCAGTATCGGGCGGCGCTGTACACCCACGGTATTGGTTTGCGGCAGGTGCAGCCAGTATGTCTCGACATTATCCTGATCTGGCAGTCGTACCCGCACGCGGCACGTGGCGTAGTCCAGCGCGGTCACAATCCCGTAACACTGTTGCGTCATGACGCATTCTCGCTTTGCGCGATACGGCAGGCATCAACTTCTGTCACAAAACCGCTGGCACGATCAATGCTGTGGGTCACGCGCGTAAGCAGCCAGCGCCCAGCAAAACGCCCCGCATCATCGCCGGTCAGTGCCACCACGGTGCCGCTTTTAAGCGCCGGATTGCCCACACTCTGCCAGCTTGCCGTGCAGCGCTGGCGTTGCAGCTTCGCCATCTTCGCCTTGGCCTGCGCGGCGGCAACCGCTGCCGACGTCACCCGAGATTGGCTTTTGGCCGTATCCCCACTGGAGATCTTTTTTTGGACGCTCGATGGCACGGCTACCACCTTGCCGTCCACCATGATCATTTCCACCAGCTTGCCTTTGGCGGCGTCCTGATGCTTGACTTTGACGGCACTGGGAATTTCGCGGAACGAATCGCGTAGCCGCATACTGCTCAATTGGGGCAAGGTGAGTTCTGCGACGGGTTCTTGCTGCTCCAGATCCGCAATGCGCTGCAACACCAGTTTATCGTCCCAGATTTTGAAGGCGTGGTCGTACTTTGCGGCCAGTTCGCGTAAAAATTCCAGATCGGCCGTATCTTGGGTCAAGCGTTCCAGCGTGATGGCATCGACCGACCCGGCAAAGGTCAACCCCTGGCGTTGCGCGATTTGACGCGCGATGGCTTGCAGCGTCATCCCTTCATAGGCGCGGTGTTGGATAGTGCGTAAATCTCCCCGGATACCAGCAGCCAGTGCCCGAATCGCCAATGTCGCAGGCGGCAGGTTCAGTTCGACCTCGTCAATCTCGAAGCGCCCCATCGGTTCGCGCGGTTTATTCTTCCAGCCCAGGGACAGAGATAGGGTATCGCCGTGTCCCGGATACCAGGCATCGCGCCACAAGCCTTTGACGTCTTCCAGTTCAATATCCAGATCGTCGCTGGCATCCGACAGATTATCAGTGACGCGTAGCCGTACCAACGCAGCGCCCACGTCGCGCGTAATATCTCGGCCTTCATACAGCAGCTGGATATGTGCTTGCGTGAGCAGCGTTATCGCATCCACGGCGGCAATCCTGCACTGCGCGAACGCGCCGTTGTGCCTGCTGGCAGCACGGGAATATTCAGGCGGATGCCAGAGGGCAGCACAGGCGTAATCGGCACGTGCGGGTTGGCCGCGATAATCGGCGCATAGCGGTATGCGTCGCCGTAATACTGCCAGGCAATCGTATCCCAGCGCTCGCCCGCCTTTGTGATGTGTGTCAGGTGTGCCATGTCTATATCCTTCGGGTAGCAACCGCAGACGCCAGTTGTGCCAAGGGTTTTGCCCCCTGCTCAAACAGGTTCAGAACGTTTTCCAGCGACTGGCCGCCCGCGCTTAACTTTTCCGGCACATTGCCCGCATCCACCGCGCCTGAGAGCGTGTCGCGTACATTCTGTACCTGCGCCATTGCGTCCATGCCCAACTGCACCAATTCCGAGGCCGCTTCAAACTCGCCCTGCAAAGCCGTGACCGACTCTGTCATGTTCGAGAGCATGGGTGCTGCGCGTCCCACCACATCAGCCAAGGCCGGTATCTGTTGCAGTGCGGACGCAATATCGCCTTGGCGCGCCGATTCAATCGCACGCATGCCGGATTGCACGGCAAGCGCTGCCGCCTTGGCTTGCGTCAGCGCAGTCATCGCCGCAGTTTGTATGGGCGATTCTGTGCGCAACAGTTCCGGTTGTGCATCCAACAATGCACCTTCTGACGCTGCGAGTGCCGGAGTCGGTGGCGGCGCTTCAAACTCGCCTGCCCATTCGCGCAAGGTAACGTCCAGTGTCGCCGCAAATAACGCCCCGTTCGCCCAGGTCTTGCGGCTGGCTTGCAGCAGCTCGGTAATGACGAATGCGCCCAAAAATTCGCCACTGCCCAGCACAAACGCCAGCGGCTGGTGAGCCGTCATCGCCTCGCGCAAGGCACGGGTGCGCACGGTCACATCGCCCAGCGCCGGATGCAGCTCAATGGTCAATGTGTATTCGTCCAGCGCATCACCCACCGATTCCAGCAAGGGTTTATCGGCAATGCGGGCGTGCTCGGCATAGTCCGCGCCGTGCGTCGCCTCCATGCCGGATAGGCCACCTGCGACCTCAAATTCGATTTCGCCCAGAATCGCCAGCATCAGTACGCTCCTGCAAAGGCGGTGCGCTGCTGTTGATGCTCACGTTCGCGCATCCAGCGTTCAAACTGGCGTTTCATGGCGCTCATGGCCTGCCCGGCCTGCGCTTCGATGTCGCTGCCTGCGGCTGCCGTGATGTGGATGGTCGGAGAAAATTCGATATGCATTTGCTGTGCAGCAGGCAAACCCCCAAACGCGGGCGCGCGCAGCGCAACCGATGCGGGCACGCGATTGCCTGCATCGGCTACCATCCCCGCCAATTCCCCCACGGCACGGCTGGCCTGCGGGATACCCTGTCGAATCCCCAGCGCCGCGCCCTCGGACACAAAACCGCCCAGTTCCACAAACACGCGGCTGGGCGACCGGATGTCCAGCACCGAGCTAAACCAACCTTTGATATTGCTGCCAAAGTTCACGATCGTGTCGCGGGCGCGGGTTAATGCCTTGGTGACACCGCCCGTCAAACCGTCTACCAGCATGCCGCCAAAGCCTGAAAAGGTATCGGGCAATTCACCGGAAAACCACTGCTTGACATCTTCCATGCCCTGACGAAAGAGTGCCAATGGCGACCAGTCGCTGACACTGGATGCAAAAGCACCAATGGCCTTTGTGCCAGCCTCGCTCAAAGATTGCGGGATTTCGATACCGAACCAGTTGAGCACGCCTGCGAATGCCTTGTAAAACAGACCCAGCGGCGACCAGTCCAGCAGCAACTTGCCTACGCCTGCAATGCCGCCATCAAAGGCCTCAGTTATACGCGCCCACATGCCTGTAAAGACATTGGTCACGCCTTCACCAATCCCTTTGAAAAACCCGACGATAGGCTCCCAGTATTTGACGATGAGTGCCCCACCGGCGACGATGAGGGAAATGATCCTGCCCACCGGCGTTAGCCATTTGAACGCTCGCCACACCCAGCCGAGCGCCGTCCACAGTTTCGTGAGCGTTCCCGTAAAACCGCCGACTACCCAGGCACCGGCTTTAAATGCCAGGCCCACGCCTGCAATCGCCAGACGCAAACCCAGAACAGCACCGCCCACCGTCACAATGCCTTTAACGAGTTCAGGGTTTTGCTGCACCCAGGCAGCTGCCCCTTGCAGCATGGGCAGTAGCGCCAGACCCACCGACAGCAAACCATCCACAATCGGACCCGATAACGTGATGCCCACGTCCGCGAGTGCATTGCCTAAGCCCTTCATCTGCTCTTTGGCGCTGCCCATGCGGCGGATAAAATCAACGGTAATCAAGTCCTGCCCCGCCGCCTGGCTGATGCCGGTCTTTAACTCGCGCAGCATCTGGCGATTTTTCATCGCGGCAATCGTAAAGTTCTTGACGCCCTCATCGACAAACAGGTTGCCCAGCGCGTAGCGGGCATCGAGCGCCGAGAACGCCGCATCGCGCTTGGCCGCATCCTCTTCAAAGACCGCCGCATTCAAGGCATCTAACGCCCCTTCGCCCTGTCTGCCCACGTAATTGGTCAGGGTCTCCAACATCGCCTCAAACGGTGTTAACCCCTCACCGGTCAAATTCTTGATGGAGTTTTCCAGATGGATGCCAGCGCTCTCAAAGCGTTTACCGGTCTCGGGCGAAAAAATCCGATACATGAAGGCATCAAGGTTACGTGCGGCTTCCGCATCCGAATTGGCTCCCAGACGGGCGACCTGCAAACCCGCCACAAAGTCGGCCATCATGTCCTGAGCGGACAGATTGATCTCCGGTGACAGTTCCTGCATGCGTAGCGACAACTGCGGGATGGCAGAGGCCATTGCCTCCACCCCCATCTTGCCCTTGCCTGCGGCATAAAACATCATGTTCAGGCTGTCCCGAAATTCCCCGGCAGCCATGCCCATATTGTCTTTGGAGGCCAGCGCCATGTTTGATAAGGTCTGGATGCTCGCGCGCGCAGCCGTGGCCGATTGGGTCAGGATGGGCAGGTATTCGCCCAAAGACTGCAAATCACGCACCCCACCATCGACCAGCAGCTTGGCCGCCGCGCCCGTCTCGGTGTGCGTCTGGTTGCCGCTGCGAGAGGCGTTCTGGATCAAACCGGCGATGGCTTTTTCGGCGTCCCGATCCAGCCCCGCCGTCATGGCCAAGTCTACGGATAAATCTTGCAGGTTCAGCGCCTTGTTCACACCCAAGGCAACCGGCACGGCCGCAGCGGCCATCGCCGCCATGCGCAAGCCGCCCAGGCTTTTTGTTACCCCTTCGTAGCCGCCGCGCAACCTGGCTAACGCCAGCCTGCCTTTGGTAGCAAATGAAATGGACGCATCGCTCGCGGCCCGATTGGCACGCGCCAGCTTATCGGTAGAGGTCTTGAGACTTTCGACCTCACGGCGCGTCTGGCCAAAGGCGCTTTTCAGTTGGCTCGCACCCAGCACCCCAAGCTGCAAGCCTACCTTGATGTTCTTTGTCGCCATCGTCAACCCTTCATGGCTTGCCTGCGCCGCTCATTTTCCTCGCGGGCAACATCACACCAGCGCCAGTAATCTTCCATCGTCAGACGCTCGATCTCCGAGGGCTGCATCCCCAGCACCAAGAGCAGCGCCGCATCCCAACTTTCAAGCGTCGCGGCCTTCGCCCAACATGCTTTGAAATCGCTCGGCCACCCGCCGGGCATCGGCAATGTGCAGTTCGCCCAGGTCTTCGACCGTCAGCCCCGTCATCTTGGCAAGCAATAACTCTTCCATGACGGCTTCTTCCTTGCTGTGGCGCTGCGCGGCGCTTAAATCCTTACGCTTGAGCGGGTAAATCTTGATCGCTGTCAATCGCTCGCCGGTTGCCAATTTCACCGGGTGCAGCAGTGCCAGTTCCGGCACGGGAATGTCCTCGCCCTGCAATGCATTCTCTTTCATCAGTCGTAACCCCCTTACAAATATCAGGCCATGCCCAAGTTGCGTCGGTAGCGCGTCAGTTGATCTTGCCCATCCACTTTGTAGATGTTGGCCAGGCAGTCAAGCAGTAACACCTCGCGCCCGTCAATTTTCTGCTGCACGTAGTAGACAGAAAATGGCGTCTCGAAGGTGGTCACTTCACGTGGCTTGAAGCTGCCCAGGTTGTATTCCTTGAACAGCACCGTCATCAGGGTGACCAGCGCCATTTCCTGCATACGCCCCTGCGCGTTCCACACATCGACGCTACTGCGCAACTGCAACTGCACGCTCTTGAATGGCACGGCGCAGCGCCTGGCCGCATCCGCATAGGCACTATTCCAGATGATCTTGCCCTCGATCTTGTCAAAGCCGGTCGGCAGCTCAATGGCCGCGACCATGCCCAACCCCTGAAAATCGCTCATCGTAGCCTTGATCGAACCGAGGTCTACCTCTTCGCATTTGCCGACATAATCGTTACCGTCCAGGTACACGGCCGCGTTGGTAATTTGGTGTGCGTTCACGCCTGCCATCTCATTCTCCTGCGCCCAGATTGGCGAGATATTCGCCAGTGATTTCGGTCTCGAACGTGCCGCGTTCCATCGGTGGCGGAGGCGTGAGCTTGTAGTTAAAGAGCAATTGCCCCAGTTCGATTTGCGTCTGCGGGTTGCGTGCCGGGTCATACCAGCACTCACCCCCAATCAAAGCACCGTCGCCGATGAGCTTGCGCAAAAACTGGTTGACCGTCTCCACGATCGATTCAATCAGCGCATCCGAGATCGGGCGATCCACGAACTGCAAGGATGAGTAGCGGATGGATTCATCGACAATGTCCTTGGTGCGCCGCACGTTCTCGAAATTCTTCATGTGCGTTTCTGTGGGCCACGCCGCCGTGCGGTTGCCCCACAGCCGCAGCCCCGTGCCAAAGCTGTTAAACACCGTGGTGATGCCGTTTTCATTCAAAAGGTTCACTTCCGAATACGGGTCATTCACGCGCGCCGTCAGGCTGCGCTCCAGGCCAATGACACCGACGAGTTCATTGTTCGACGAACTCCACCAGTAGCCGCGCTCGTCATCCACCCTTGCCCGCAAGCCCGCCGCGCGAATCGACAACGCTTGCAGCTTCTCGGTGTTGGTCGCGGCGTCGTAGACTTTGACATGCGGGTAGCACAACCGTACCCGTTCGCTGGATGTATTGAAGTTGATGGTGCCAGCAGGCCCGCGCCCGGCAATGACTTGCGATGGCGTCATGCCAATGGGTGCATCAATATAGGCGATGGCTTGCAGCTGGTGCGCCTGCGCAATCAGTTCGCTGCTGACCGCCTTGTTCGTCGAAAAGCCCGGTGCCAGCAGTATCTTGGGGAAGAACCCGAAGAGGTTGTAGGCGTCAGCCAGCAATTTCAGGCCAGAGCGTTTGCCCAGGCTGTCCACCGCCCCGATGATGTCAGCCGCCGTCACTTTTGATGGATCGGCGTAATCGTAGGTCGCCTCGACGCTTGCCAGCGGCGCAATCGCACCGCCTGCCAATCGCGTCACGCGCCCACGTACCGGATCAAGCGCGTAATCCGTGCCTTGCGCATACGTAGTGTTGCCCGATTTGAGCGTCAGGCTCTGCACGGCTGGATTCGCCAATTGTAGACGGTCGTTCACGCCAAATTTGACGACCTCACCCGTTGCCGTGTCCCTATGCACCGCCGGATTCAATACATTGACCACCAGCACCGTACCGGCTCCGAAGGCGTGTATGCCTTCTAATGCCTCGGGAATGCCAAAACCGGGCAAATCGGGTCCAAAGGCCGCATCGTCGCGCACCGACAGGCTCAAGCTCAGTTCGTTGACCGGCCCTGCGGGAGAAGTTCCCACCACGGCCACAACCGCGCTTTTGACCACGCGCACCGCACGCGGGCCACGCTCAACTTCGATCGTCTCGATGCCGTGTAGATAATTGGCTGCCATTATTGAAACTCCTTTTCAAAATGCTGCATGCCTTGGGCGGTAATGCGATACGCCAAACCACCGCGCTGCACGTGTCCAATCTCAAGCAGAAAGCGCAAGGCAAACTTGCACTCATCCGGCGCATGACCCAAGGCGTGCGTCAAATCCCGTTCAAAACCTTCTTGCCTGAGGTCGTCGCGCAAGCGCCGCGCGTACAGTTCGGCCAGCATGGCGTGGCGAATGATGTGCTGGCGCGTAACAAAGGCACGGTCTATGCAATCGGTCGCTTGCGTCATTGCAATACTCCCTTCTTGCTACGCGGTTTACCCGGCGCGGTCGCATCATCTGGTGATGTATGCTGCAGCGCATCCGGCGCAGCTTCGATTGCCGTCAAATACCCCAGCCCCAGCAGCGTTTGCGTGTACTCGTGGCTTTCCGGCAACTGCACCGTTTTATTCGGATGCAGGCGCACGTCCAGTTCCTTGCCGTTGACATCGAGCGTCACACCCGACACCGGCCCGCTGTAGCGATAGGTTTGCAAACTCATGATTGATCCTCTTCAAAATCCACTGCCACCAAGGGCAAGCCCACCGCTGCGGGTTCGACCTGTATCTGCATGCTGCTGGTGGTGTATTCCTGCCGGTAATGCCAAAGTCCCGACTCCGATTGCCCCACAATGGCTTCTGTGGCTGCGATCAAACCCATCTGGCAGTGCGGTAGCATCAAACCGATCAGGGACGAGCGCAAGCTGTCCAGATACGGCACCGCGCCCTGTGCGCCATGCAGGCGTCTGGATACCAGCGTCACAGCAAAGCTCATCTCGCGCGGCTGCATGATGCGATCCAGCGATTGCGATGCTTCAAAGCGACTGGCTGCATAGCCCACCAGTACCGCACCGACCGGGTGATTCAGGCGATACCTGCCCGGACTGTCGGGAAAAAATTCAACCGCCAGTTGCTTGTCAAAGTGTGCGCGCAAATGTGCCAGCAGCGCATCGAGCATTTCTTGCGTGATCGACATCAGTACCCCTTCAATCCCGCTTCATCAAAGCGCTGCGGCCGCACGCGTACCCGAATCGGGCCGGGTTCCGATACAGGCTTGCCCGCATCGGAAACACCCGTTTCTCCCACCTGAACCCGACCATCACGGATATTGCCAAGCAATTTGATGGCATTGCCATAGGCTTCCTTGACAGTCTCGGGAACCGCCCCTTCCGGGCGGCGGATGTAAAGCTCGTAACGCAAGAGATTGACCGCCACGCCGCGCAAGACGCTGGGCACTTTTTCAAATGGCTGCGGATACCGTGCGCGTATATACCCATCGACCAACTCTTCGACGTTCTCAATGACGGCGGCCAATACCCCCTCATCGGGCGCTGTGGCCGCCGGATCGTCGTTGGTCAGCTGCATGAGCGTCAGGGCAGGAATCGCCGCCTCGATCGCTTCTCGGGTCAGATAACGCATCTGAAGCACCCCTCAAACCGCCTTCAGTTGCACCAAGGCTTCAGGCACCATGCACAAGGCCAGCGGGTTGCTCTGCACCTCCACATCCCAGCCTTTGCCCAGGCGGCGTTCCTCGGCCTTGGCGTAAAACGGCAATCCTGGGGTGTTGACGGCCTCGTTGTAATTGGCTGGGGCATTAAAGAAACGATACGCACCCGGTGCCAGAGGAAAGACCTGCGCCTCATCCACGGGAATAAAGCGCTGGCCGCTGATGGTGGTGTCGTACTCCACAAAATTGATTCCACCAAAGGTAAAGCCGCTTCTCATATCGCCACCCTGGCGGTCTTGCGCGGCCTGCCAGCCCGCAAAGGCTTCTTTAACGCTCTTGTGCGCAGTCAAGGCATCAAAGAAGTCCGGCCCGCAAAACGCCATAAAACCCGTCACGGCCAGCCCGCCCAGTTTGGATTCCGCATAACGCTTCGCGGCGACGCATTCGGCACGCACGTCGGTATTGACCACCCCAAAAGCCACATTGGCCGTGTACTGCGTCACCCCAAAGGCGTCGTACAGGTTTTCAATCACGCTGCCGTCCGCATCGAGCAACTGCCCGCGCAAAGCCCCCATGCGCTGCCATTCGCGCGTGGCCTCAACGGCGTTTTTCATTTCCGACAAATGATCGTTGATGATGCTCGCCTGCGCGGCCGTCGCATCCCCGTCACCGCCAAAGGACGAGACATTCTGCAATTGACCCGGCAACAGCGCACGCGACAGCGGTAAATGCAGCGTCTCGAACACACGCCGTATGCGTTTACCGCCCGCATTGGCACGCGGATCAGCATCCCGGGCCGTATTCGGCACCAGGGACAATCGCCCCTGATACTCGTCAATGACCACGCTTGTGGTCGTAATGCCGCGCTCCTCAAAAATCCCCAGCGCCGCGACTTTGCCCGGTACCGCAGGCAATTTGTTGATGGCAGCCGTCAGGCTCGTGACGGTAAACAAGTCTTGCAGATTCATCGTATGTTCCCCGTGTCCTTAAATTTGTTCACGCACCACAATGCCCAAAGCAGCCAGGTCTTCAATCGCTGCGGCCTTGTTCGCATCCGTTGCTGCCTGCGGCCACACCAGTTCCCCAGCTGCGACCACCGCGCCGCGCGCAATGACCACATCGACCGGCGCATCCGCGCTGGCATCGACCGCTTCGCCCAGGATGGCGACCGCCTTTTTGGCCGCACCATTACCCGCAAAATCCACCGGCTGGTATTTGCCGCCGACCTTGGCCAGCACCGTGCCAATGGCGTGCTGCCCAGCCGTAACCGTCCCGGCGTCTTTCGTCCACGCCGGATGCACCTCAATCAACAGCACGTCACCCAGTTTTTTAGGCGGTGTATGAATCGTTGCCATATGCGCAACTCCTTTTCAAAAAAATCAGGATTTCTTCTGACCGCGTGCAATCGCATCGGCCTCCAGGGGATTGACCGCCGCAGGTGCCGCACGTGCCACCGTCGCCCGCTCGGCAAAGCTCACGCTGCCGGTCAAACCTTCAAACACACCGCGCAAGGTATCGGCCAAAGACGCGCCGCCTTCTGCAAATGCCACTTGCCCACTGCCCGCGTTATCCAGGGCAGACACCACCGCATCCACATGTACCGGCTTCATGCCGCGTGCGACGAGCTTTTCGGCAAACGCCACATTGGCCGCATGGCTGGCGGCTTTGGCCTTGTCCGCCTGCTGCGCTTGCAGCCGGGCAAGCTCGGCTCGCAACTGCGCGTTTTGCTGCGCCAGCGCAAATTCCGGGCTGCCCTCGGCAAACGACGCCGTATCGGACTGGTCGGCGTCGGCGTTTTCTGCCTCGTCCGCTTTTTCCTCTTTCACTGCCTCAATGGCCGCATCATTGGCCGGTGCTTCCTTGACCGCTTCACGCGCCGTTTCCTGTACCGCGTCCAGCGCCCAGCCCGGCACCACCTTGTCAGCCACTTCGGCTCCGTGCTGCGCAATCAACCACTCGCGCAGGTTTCTCCACAAATCCGCCTCTACTCGCTGGCCGTGCGCCAGATCGCTTTCTGAAAATTCCACAGTCCCTTCCTCTCTTTCTGAAAACTCCATCGCCCGCAAACCTTTAACAGCTGGCGGCATCGCGCCCAGCGCACCCACGTGCTTCAGGTAATAGACGTCTTTGACCGGATTGACCTGGCTGCCCGGCTCGTAAAAACAGGCACTGACGTTTTTGTAGCGACCCGCCTGCGTGGCCTCGGCAAACGCCGGGTGAATGTGGGTGATTTCCGCTTCGATCCCGTCGGCGACCCGCCGCAGGGACTTCACCCAGCCATAGGCCGGGTCATCCGTTTTCGGATGGCCGATCACCACCGGCGCACGGCTCAAGGCCGGGCTGTAGGCGGCAACCGTCGCATCCAGATCGGCTTCGCTAAACTCCACCAGCCTGCCGTCACCTGCGCGGTATCGTCCGGCACGAAAAATGTGTACGTGTTTCATGCCCCGCATGATGCGCGGTGCAAACAGGGAAGTCTTTTAAAGCGCTTTAAGAATTTTGAGGGTGCGCAAAAAGATGGAGAACGAACGAAAGTCCCGACCATTTGCAGCACGCCGCGCATATGGTCGGGCAGTCCCGCAACCACACTGCCCCAGAAAGGCGTTTATAAACGTTTATAAACGCCCTCAAACCGCAAGCCGGTATCTGTGGCAGGGTTGCCGCTGTGAACGCCTTAAATCGGCGTTTTTGCGATTGGGTATTTACTTGCCCGCTACCGCCCGCTCAATCGCATCGGTAATCTGCTCAACCACCATCTGCGCATCCGCCTTCGATAACCCGATAAAGGGCCGAGCGGGGATGTCCCCCCACAGGTGCGGGAATTGTGTCTTGCTGCCTCCAAACTGCTGCATGGCCGCGTACTCCATCACGTTACCCACCATCAGTTCGTTGCCCTCGACCTGCGCGTGGTTCATGTGCTGCAACATCTGCGTGCGCCTGCCACCATCAGCCGTTTGCGTGCCACCGACCAGCGGCCAGTCAAACCCCTTGCGGGAAATGGTCAAGTCCGAGTTGCCCAACCACGGTGTACCGTCCGGGCCTCGTTTTTCTACAAAGCGCTCCTCGGTACTTTCCACCAGCTTGCGGCCGATCAGTTTTAACGTCGGCGCAAGATCGGTTGTGGTCTTTTCCAGTTCGGTCAGCGCATGGCGGATGTCGGCATCCTGCAATTCGATCTTGATCATGGTGTTTTGTCCTAAAATGCAGCTGTGCCAGCGTCGGGTTTGCTCCCGACTCCTTCACCTGCTACAGGTGATGATGAGAGCAAGGGTGGAGAGCGTGCCACCTGCTGGCACAAGTTCTGCCCTATACTTCTTTCTGACGCCAGCCTCGGCTTGGCTGCCGACCCCTTCACCTATGCATGCCACGGGTGTTGATGAGGGCAAGAATGGGTGTCTCCCATTCGCTGGCGTCGCTTCTACCTCCATCAGCGGATACGTACTGCACCAGGCGGTTCCCCCTCCCGCTTATCCCGAAACAACGACAGAAAATAATTCTTGCGCCCGTTCCGGGTGCGTTTGAGCACCGCGCGGTAACGCACGCCATCGAGCGTGATGTACACCAAGCGATCATCTCCTTGCCGGTACACCTCGCGGCTGTCATCGAGCAGCTGCTGAATTCTGCGGTAATCCGCAAGCCCGATGTCTGGATGCTTGGCAAGATGCGTCACCAGGCTTTCGTGCGAGAGCAAGACCACGGGTGACTGCGCACCCAGCGCGGCGGCATCGTCTGCCCGCAGCACCGCCACCGGAAACTCCCCGTGTGCGTTGCCAGGCGGTTTTCCGCTTGCCTTGTGCTGCGCGGCCGCACTTTGCGCACGCCGGAAAAACCATTCAAACACCTCGGCCTGAACCAGCGATAAGACATTGGCCCGAGCAATCGGCTCTGGCGTGGCGTCCAATCGTCCGATGCGGTGCGCCAGTACCTGCGCAAGCTGTGTCGGTGCTGGCGCATCCTTGGCTTGCCCCGGTTTCCACCGGCTCCACCCATGTTGCACGCCCTCGGGCAGCTCATGCACCACACCGTCGCGGTCAGTAAATTTGTGCGTTTTGAAGGGCGGCGGGGTATCCGGTCTGGCTTTGCCCATGCGGCGTAAGTCGGCCTCGGTCACCGGCTCCCACGTGCAACGACAGTGGTAGCCCATCGGCGTCTGGTGCGCCAAAAACCACGGATCGTCGCGGCGCAGCACCATGCCATCCCACGCCTTGTGTTCATCCCGGGCATTCATCAAGCTACGGTGCCGGAAACGCACGTAGGGGCAAGCGTCGGCAATGTCCGGGTCGTTCAGAGCATCGCGGCGTGCCGCCTCCATGCTCGCCCGCATATTGGTCTCGTAAATCAAATCCGCCCGCCACGCGCGCCCCGCCTCGCTGCCATCGCCAGTAAACCCCGTCCAGCCGTGTTTATGGGCAATATTCTCGAACTCGTCCCGAAACCACTGGCGGCTTTTACCCTCGTTGGTCGCGCGGTTGATCGCCTCGTGAAAATCGCTCAGCAAATCCACCTTCATGGCACCGGCCACCACAAAGGCCACATCGTGCTGCTCGCCCGTAATATCGTCGTAATGCTCGGTCGGTACGTTGACCTTTTCGCGCATGAACCGGCTTTGCGTGGCGTTCGGCGTTTTCAATGCTCCGGTAATCTTGGGACTGGTAGCCATCTTCATGCACCTTGCACTTTCGATTTCACCGCCAGCCGCCCGGCCAGAGCGGCGACATCAAACGCCTTGCCCATGACTTCCACCAGATCGCGCTCATCCAGATTGCCGTATTCTTCCAGCAACCGCGTCTGAATCTGCGCCAGATCGCCCGGGGTTTCTTCCACCAGCTTTTGTACCTGCTCAACCCAACCATCGATCAGCGGTTCAGACTGCACCTTCAAGGTGCGCACAGCGGCATCCAGCAGCCTGTTATCCGCGTCGGCGGCAGCGACCATCGGCGCAGACAGCAAAGGCAGCGCAGTCGCTTGTGGACTTTCCGCAAAGGTCGCACCCATGTAGGGCGACGGATTTGGCGGTGGCGTCGTATCAATGTGTTCCAGCGCAATGCCGTATTCGTCCACGTAGTATTCCGGTTTGAACCGCAGCCCCGTGGCCGCCAGTATCTGGTCGCGCTCGGCCCGCGTCTTGTCTATCGCCTCCTGCTCCCACAGGTTATAGACCGGTGCATCCACCTCCCCAAAATTCGCCTCCACTACCAGCCGGATAATCCGGTTGATGGCAGAAAGCACCACACCTTTATCCCCGTCGCGGATGCTGGCGGCCACATCCGCCCCGGCCGTGGCACTGGCGTGATTTGTATCCTTGTCGGTCGTCTGGTCTTGGCCCAAGAGCGCAATATTGATGTCGCTGCGGCAATATTCCAGCAGGTCTTTAAACACCTGACCGGACTGCCCCTTGCCGCCCGCCTCCATAATCTCGATATTGTCATCATCCTGTGTCACCGCCACGCCGTCTTGCGTCATTTTCGTGAGCGCATCGAGCAGCTGCTCCATTTCCAGCTGGCCGGTGCCACGCGGCACCTTGCCCACCGCCCACGGCGTGCCGTACTTCTCCACGAACTGCACCCAGAACTTGAGACCGCTTTTCAGGAAATTGCCCGGCCAGTAACACATCGCCAAATCCGGCTGCCCATACGGATTGATCCAGCTCGCATCGTGATTGGCCACCACAAAGCGGGCCGGATCGCATGGCTCGCCCTGTTGACCCGCGTCCTTGGCCATAAACCGCAAATTGCTATCCGCATCAAAGCGAAACCACTCGGGCGGTTTGGGCAGCACATCGCCCGGTATCCAGAACCTGCCTACCGGCTGCCACAAAATCTCTACCGGCTGGTAGCCATACAGCGGCGCATCCAAGAGACCACGCAGCAACCGATCCATGTCGATGTCGGCTAGCCAGTCATGGATAAACGCAAACACCTGATCGCTGGCCTGGCCTTGTTCAAGCGCCCGTTCCAGACCCAGCACCGCCGCCTTCCTGCGCCGCACCGTGCCACCAATGCGCGGCTGCGCAAGCAACTCCCGATAACTGGCGACGTCCTTGCCCGCTGCCTTCAAAATCGGGTCAGGATTGGGCAGGTTCGCCATCAAGCTACCCAATCCCATCCGCGCACGTGTGGCAATGTGCAACTGCGCCGCCTTGGTTTTTTCTGCCTTCTGCGCCTTGGATTGAAAGAGGGTGAGGAAATTTTTCATGCGTAACCCCGCAGCAAACTTTGTGTTCTACGTATGTTGCGGCTTCTGACCATCGGCACCTCGCCATTGACCGCCAACACCGCATAGTTCGCCAGTACCGCAGCCCCGGCAAAGTCGCCATGACGGTACAGTTCCGGCTCCTTCATGTCTGCTCTCCTGGCCTTGGCCACCATCGGGATGCCATCGACCAGTTCAATCGCACGGATGTCCTGCGCCAGATTGTCATCACGCGGCATCGTGATCTGACCGTCTTCAAACAATTGCACCAGCTTGGGCATCCATGCGCCGTACCAGGCGCGGGATAATTTCACTTGGTGGATGCGGCTGCGCCCAAAGGTGTCGGCGGTATCTTCGGCCAGCGTCTCGCCGTTACCCGAAGCATCCAGCGCCGCGCCGCCAAATTTTGGCAAGCCCCGGATCATGGCGTTCAAGACCTGTTGTTGTTGCCTAGCGGGCACCCTCTGCATCTCCACCACAAAGGGCACCTCGCGCACGCGCGACTGTGTGACCGCCACCGGGCAGATCACCGAAAAATCCCGGTGTCTGGCGTAATCCATGCCCAGATAATGTCGGCAGGTTTTGTCCAGACCTTCCAGCACGGGGGTGACATGCAGCCGCACCCACTCATCCACATACCCCTCGCGTCGCTTGACCGGCTGCTGCACAAAATCATCACTGAGCAACAGCCGCAACACGGGTCTGTCCGCTCGCATGGCTTCCTCAACCCACACCCCCGGCACGCATACCCCCGTGCCGTCACGCGGGATGGCATCGAGTTCTTCCCGCATCTGCGCCACACGCGGGCCATAGGCGGCGCGGATTTTGTGATACCACGCCGCCTTGCCCTCTGCCGTGGGCGTTGCGCCCTGCATCAAACACACGCGCTCGTACAGACCGTTTTCCACCGCATCATCAAAGGTAATGCGCATGACCTTGGCATCGTCCCCGTATCGCCCTTCGCGAATGTCGGACGCCATTTGATTAAACGGGTTTCCTTTACCGTTGTGCGTGCTGATGATCACAATGCGCCCGCCCCAAATCAGCAGTGCGGTAGCGGCATCGAGCACCTTGCCCACATCCTTGTGAAACGCCGCCTCGTCGATAATCACCTTGCCCTGCAAACCCCGGATATTGGCCGGGTTAGACGACAGCGCCACGATCTTGAAACCACTGGCATAGCGAATCCGGTACGCCGTAATCTGCCGCGTATTGCCCGATTCGTCCTGATCGTCAAACAAAAATTCCTCGACCTGCGAAACCCCCTCGCTTTGCGCGGCCATCATCACCCGGCTAAACCGGGCGCAGTAGCCGATAAACTCAAGCCCCTTTTCCTTGGTGTCGCCCATGTAAAACACATCCATGCCGCCTGCGGCCTTTTGGCTGGCAGCGGTAATGGTCGAGTCCAGCCCCTCGGCAAAGGTAATCCCCGTTCTTCTACCCTTCTCGCACAGCTTGATTTGTGCCTTGAGTTGCAGCCAGGCGGTTTGATGACCCATCAGCACGCCCGTATCAAAAAGGTCTGTATCGGTCTTGACCGCCTGCACGCTGGCAGGCAGTTCCTCCACCGGGACAATGCGCCGCGTGTCTGCCGCCCTATCCACGCTGACCCCCGATAAACTCCTTCCACCACGCCGCCTGCGCCGCACCCAGCCCGCCGGACTTGACCGCCGCATCCACCTGCGCGGCCTGCTCGCGCAGCAACGCCTCACGCGCTTCCTTGGCCACCGCCTGGCGCTCGCGCAGATTCAGGCTTCTGACGTCCTGCACGTTCTTGGCCGCACGCGCCAAGGCTTGGATGTCCTTGATGTCGGTGTTCTCTTGACCCAACGCGTTATCCACCGCCTTGATCGCCAGCGTCGTCACCGCCTGGCTGAGAAGCGCACCGGACTTGTCATCAAAATCTTCCCCCAGCTCCGAGACCAGCATCTGCGCGGCCAGCTGGATGTTTTGCTGGCTTTGCGAGACTTCGTCAAAAAGCCGCTGGTAGCGTCCTAACCCCGCACGGCTGGGCAATTCCCCCTTCTCGGCGTGCTCGGGAAACCGCGCCAGTAAATCGGCTTGCATCTCGGCCAGCGTCAGCCGATCCTCGCGCAGCAGCTTCTGGATGTGCGATTTCACCTCCGGCGGCAGCTTGCTCACCTTGGATTTGCGACCCATCTCACACCGCCCTGGGACGCACGGGTTTGATGCCCGGGTGCCGGATAATGCCTTGCGCCACGTCCAACCCACGATCCAGCAGCCGCACCAGCAACACATCCTCGGTAATCGTCTCAAGCTCCACCAACGCCCGCTCGGCTAACCAGTGCAGTTGCCGCACCACATCACCGCGCGCCACATGGTGCCCCCACGACTGCAAGGCCGAGTGCAGCGTGCTGGAATTGGCCGTATACGCAGGCAACTCCGAGAGCAGGCGCAGCATCAACAGCCGCATGTCTTCCAGTACGTATCGGGCATAACCCTTGGCCGTATCTGTCTCATTGACGCTCGCGTTCATCCCCGATTCCCTCACTTGCCATCATTCATCAACCAGTCTTCAATGCGCCGCACCGATGCCCGCATCTCCGCCAGATGCTGGTTGATGCCCTTGATCGACACGTCCAGTCGCTCGACCTTGAGCGCCAGCTCATGAAACTCCTGATGCTTCGGGATCTGTGCCATCTCACCCTCCAGCTGCATGATGCGCGTGCGCAACTCCAAAAATTCCTTCGCGCTGGCCGACTGCCTGCCAATAAACCACGCATACACGCCGATGGCGGTGACCACCAGCCAGCGCACCGTCTCAAAGCCAAACTGCATGTTTTCAAAATTCATAACGTCATCCCGTCGGGTCAAATTGATCCATCATGGCTCCTTTGCTGGACGCAAGTTGTCGTAGCCCGCCTCGCAGGCCAGCCCCGCTACTCTGGCTCGGTCAGCTTCTCGTGCGTAGACCTGCGCCAGTTCGTCAAGCTCTCCAAGCAGCTCGGCGAGCACTGATGT